GTCATTTCATATAAAGGCAAAAGAATTTGTATTATTCATGAAGTTGATTTATTTAAAAATAAACTAGAACAAAAAGATGGAAAATACACACATCGTTTTGTAATATGGGATGCAGATTGGAACATTGAACATGTTTCTAGACCATTTAGTTTTATAGGTGGAGAAATTGAATTTTGCTGCGGTTTAACGGAATGGGGTGATGACTTATTAATATCATTCGGCTTTCAAGATAATGCAGCATATATCCTTAAAATGCCACAAACGTTCTTCGATTCATTCATTGAACGAGAAAAACAACAAGATTCTTTTGATTGGGGAGAAATTGCAGAAAATGCATGGTTTCAAGAAACAGTCACTGAAGAAATTTTTGTTCGAGAAGATTACACGGAAAAATTTCCTGTCGAACAAGATGATGTTGTTTTAGATATCGGCGCATCAGTAGGTCCATTTACATTTTCAATATTAGACAAACAACCTAAACATGTTTATTGTTTTGAACCAAAGTCAACGTTGTTTGATACAATGAAGAAAAATATCGGACACCATGATAATGTTACTTTAATTAATAAAGGTATAAACAATGTTGATGGAGAAACTGAATTTAAAGGCCTATACTTTTCAGATGTTAAAGAAACCCATGGAAGAACTGCAACTGCCGATGCAATTACATTTGATACATTCTTAAAAGAATACAATGTAACGCAAATTGATTTCATGAAAATTGATTGCGAAGGTGGAGAATATGATATTTTTACTCCAGAACGAGTATCTTGGGTCAAACAACATGTAAAAAAGATTGTGGGCGAATGGCATTTGTCTACTCCGGAGCTAAAAGAAAAATTTAGAACATTTCGTGATACTTATTTAAAACAATTTCATACATTTGATGTTTATTCATGGGATGGTGTAGACATTAAATGGGACTTATGGAATGATCATTTTATTGAATATTATAATGAAATAACTCTTTACATTGATAATCGCAAATCTGAGAAAAAAGAATATTGGCGTTTAACAGAATGGCCAACTTTAGAATTTACAACATCTATCCCCCCGAAAGGTTGTGTAATTGATTGTGCTTTTTGTCCACAAAGAACATTGCTTAATATATATGACTCGGATAAAACAATGACATTTGAAAACTTTAAAGGAGTTATAGATAAATTGCCAAAAGAAGTACGCGTAACATTCTCCGGCTTTACTGAGCCATGGCTAAACAAACGTTGTACAGATATGTTAATCTATGCATCCCAGCAAGGACATGCAATATCAGCATTTACAACTGGAGTAGGAATGACACTAGAAGATGTTGAACGCATTAAAGATATCAAATTTGCAACTGGTCCAAATGGTGGCTTTTGTTTACATATTCCAGATCAAGAACGCATTGCAAAACATCCTATTACTCCTAGATTAATTCAAGTTTTTGAAAGATTTAAAGAATTAGAAAATGATATTCAAGGTTTTTATGTTATGTGTATGGGAGAACCTCATGAATCAGTTAAACATTTATGGCCAGAGACCCACATTCCGACATTTTGGTCTCGCGCCGGCAATTTGCTAGGCGAAGCTATTATCAAACCGGAATTAGAAAAATATAAAGATAGATTTCAACACATGGATCATGGTGATAAAGCAATGACTTGCGGTTGTATTGAAGATTTATATCACAACGTAGTATTACCAAACGGCGATGTTTCATTATGTTGTATGGATTATGGTTTAAAACATATTCTAGGAAACATATATGAACAAGATTATGAAGATGTAATTCCACGTCCATTGCAATGTTTTGCATTATGCCAAGGATGTGAAAATGCAGTAACCCCAGAAAGTAAATCATGACATTAGAATATTGGTTGCATAAATATATACAAGATCCTAGGAATCAAGAAATCAATTTTAATCTAGGATATGCATATGAACAACACGGACAAACAGCTTCGGCAGCAGGCTTTTATTTGCGTAGCATTGAATTTGGGTATGACGTAAATTTACAATATGAAGCTTCATTGCGATTGGCATTATGTTTTGAACGACAAGGCGATCGCATATTTACAATTAAAGGTATTTTATTGCGAGCAGTTTCTTTAAAACCTAAAAGACCAGAAGCATATTTTTTACTTGCAAGAATATACGAACGAAATCGAGATTGGCAAGAATCTTATACGATATCAGTTTTAGGACAAGAACACGCAACGGAACCAGCAGCTACAAGGACTGATGTAGAATATCCTGGAATATTAGGTTTACGTTTTGAACAAGCTGTTAGTTCATGGTGGATTGGATTATGGAATGAATCCATTTCTTTGTTTAAAGAATTAGAGAAACAAGATATGCCAGAAATTTATAAAACGGCAATACAAAACAATTTGAATACATTAAAAACAAAGTAAAGGAAAAATGACTAGAAAATTAGACAAAGAGCATCTAGATTCATTGCAAACGTTGCGTGAATCATTTGCTGCAAATGCAAACATGTTAGGTGCAGTTTCACTAGAACAAATTGCAATTAATAGGAGATTAGAGTTTTTAAACCAAGAACAAGATAAGTTATACAGCGAATTTGAATCGTTACGTCAACAAGAACAAGAATTACTAGAAAAAATGCGAGAACGCTATGGCGACGGACAAATTAATTTAGCTGATGGAACATTTACATCCGAATCCGGTTTGAATCAATAATACTATATTTATAAATAAAAAAATCATAGGAGTATTAAATGGCAGAAAGAATCGTTTCGCCCGGCGTATTTACGAATGAAGTAGATCAATCGTTTTTAGCTGGCGGCGTTGCTCAAATCGGAGCAGCAATCGTAGGTCCAACCGTAAAAGGACCTGCACTTATACCTACGCAAATTACTTCATTTGGACAATTTGAACAAATATTTGGATCATATACAGATGATTCATATGTTCCATATGTTGTACAAGATTATTTGCGTAACGGAAATGTAATTACAGTAACACGTTTATTGTATGAAGATGGATATTATTTAACAAGTGGATCGTTAGCTATCGTTGCAACATCAGGATCTGTAACAACAGTAACACACGTATTACATCCTACACAAGCAGTAACAACTGACGGCGCAACAGCATTATTTGAAGCATCAACATTAGCTGACGGAGGATCCGGATCATTCTCTTTGAAAATTTCAGGATCATATTCAGCTGCAGCTGATAATGCAATTGGCTTTAGTTCATTCTTAGCAGGCCAAGGTGTTGGTATATCAGGATCAATACTTTATTCTAGCAATAAGTATTTAACTAAAGTATTTGGCAATTCTCCAAAATCAATTGATTATCCAGTATATGTTCAATATGAAAATCCAAGCGTAACTAGTTTGTTTGCAAATATGGGTAATGTTACTTTAACATTAGAACCAATTGGAACAATGGATTTGCGTCAAGATTATCAAACTGCATACACACCATGGATCACATCACAAAAAATTGGAAGCGTTGTTAAAAACTTATTCCGTTTCCATACATTGTCACATGGTACAACAGTTAATTATGAAACTAAAGTTGCAATCCGCGATGTCCGCACTGCGACAGAAGTTTCAGATCCAAATGGGTACGGAACATTTACAGTAGAAGTACGTAGAGTTAATACAACAACTCCAGGTATTGTAAATTCTCCATATTCATCAAATGATACTGATTCAACACCAGACCGCGTTGAACAATTCTTAAATGTAAATTTAGATCCAGATTCACCTCGTTATATTGCACGAGTAATTGGAGATCGTTATTTTGATTTAGATGCAAACAATAATCTTCGTGTTAACGGTGATTATCCAAATTTATCAAAATACATCCGTGTTGAAGTTACAGATTCTGTATCAAATAAAACTAATGATAAAACTTTGATTCCATTTGGTTTCCGTGCACCATATTCACCAATTCCAGATGTAGCATCAACAAATATCATATCAGCATCATATATAACATCGCAAGTTGTTAATAGTGTTTACAATTCTAATAATTATCATGGATTTAATTTCACAATTGGATCTAACATGAATTATTTAGCTCCAATCGTTGTTGCAAATTCATCAACTGGTAGCAATTCAGATTTCTACTTAGGAAATGTAAGTCAGTCATTACAAGCTGCATTCCCATCATTATCTGCTCCATATACAGGATCAGTTGAAACAGCTTTAACTGCCGGGACTATTGCAACAAATGTATCTTTAGATACTCGTAAATTTATTATTCCATTCCAAGGCGGTTTTGATGGTGCTAAACCAAACTTAAAGAAATACTCAGGACAATATATAACTGCAACAAACACATTTGGTTTTGATTGTTCGACATCAACTACTACTGGTACTGTTGCATATAATAAAGCATTGACATTGTTATCAAATACAGATTATTATGATATGAACATGTTAGTGACTCCGGGTATTGTTTATAGTTTACACCCATATGTAACGCAATTAGCTCGT